AATTCGGGCAGAATACCTTTTACTCTACGATAAAGTGCCCCGTTTGCTGTTATAGTAAGATTAACCTTTCTCAAAGGATCTAAATCTAAATCTTGATTAAGAAGTTTATCTACATTAACTTTATTAGAAAGTTCCCTCACCCTCTTAAGTGCATCAAGTTCTTCTACAATTTCCTCACGGGACATTTTACGAACATCTTTCCACATATCATTGCTCCATAATTTTAGTATGTTTCTTGCGGTTTTCACTCATAGTAATAATTTGTAAGTTGTCTTCGTGATGCTTTCCACCTTTAGAAATTGGAATGATGTGATCTACTTCATGTGGGATATCAGTTTCTTTTGTTAGTTGTTTTGCTTTACAATAGATTTCATTTATTTTTTGATGATCCCCATTTTCATCAAAAGCATCTCTCATCCTACATCTCCTACGAGCAGCAATAGAATTTGATACTGCCCTCTTATGATCCTCCCCCAAATATCTAAATTTTGCAGAACAAGAGTGAGAGCAAAACCGAAGTTTCCACTTTTCATTTATTGCTCTAAATCTACTAACCAGAAATTCAGTTCCACAATTTTCACAATAAAGAACTTCTTTTCGTTCTTTATTTTTATTTTCCAAATGTTTAGGTTTTTGTAAGTTAAACTTTTTTATTTTTTGTTTTATGAGTGGATCAGAGCACCCAAAAAATTCAGCACATTCTTTACGACTTTTGTTTTCAATAATATAAAGTTGATGTAGTTGTTCTTGTGTTATGTTAAATTTTGGTTGCATTTACTTTATTGTATCCACACATTATTATTTATATAGTGTGGATATTCTACATCATTTTCTCCAATTCGGCAATACGATTATTAACCTCATCAATACTCACAAGAGTTTCTGGTGAGATTGAATATTGCATAATAAGGTGAGGGTAGAGAGAGTTAAGGTCAAAAGACACAACATAATCATACTTTCCCGGTACAGGTTCCTTAACATAGGCACCTGCGTACTTGGAATCTTTGTCTGAACGTTCTTTAGGTGGGATCACAATATCTCTTTTTTTGAGATAGTTGTAAATAATCGCATCCCACATACGAACCTGAAAGAACACATCATTATAGTTTACCTTGGCATCATATGCCATAGTAATTGCAAGTTCAATCAGTTTCATCTTGTCTTCCATTCGGTCAACAAGTTCCACGTCAATGATGTTATATTCTACAAACTTTTGCCACCCGTTTGTATAAAAATCCTTAAAAGTATCAAACTCGGAGTGATCAAGTTTTTTCTGTCCAAGTTCTACACTAGCTATGTAGTCTAGACGATACGATTCTTGTGCTTTATATGTAAACTTCTTATACAATGTTAGATAATCAAGTTGAGTAATGCCACCAACATCGTATGAAATTTGTTTACGACCCATCACAACAGTCTCACGTTCAGTCACCAATCCCCAAGGTGACATACGTTTCATCAACTTCTCCCCAAGAATACGATCAATACGACGAACAAGGTATGGAATATCATACAACTCACTATTCCAACCGGTGACAACCTCAGGAGTGTTTTCTTCGATCATCCACCAATTAATGAAATCTGTCAGAAGTTCATACTCAGTACGAAAACCTTTATAAAGAACATTTGCTTGTTTATTATCAAATGGACCACGACCCCAGGTGCGAATCTGCTTTGTCGCATAATCCTGAATTGTAATCAACAAAACTTCTTCGGCAGCAGATTCTACATCAGGGAAACCATTCTCCGATGCAACCTCAATATCGAGAGTAGAAATCTTAATCTTATTAGTATCAAACTTAATCTCTTCCTCAGGATACATCTCAGAAATATACTGACAGATATATCGATCATTCCCATAGATTTTAAAGTTTTCTACACCCTCATACTTTTTAATAAAGTCTCTACACTCACGAACAGATCCAGGTTGAACAGATTCAACGTTTTCACCCTCAAGAGTTTTGTACTTTGTTTTCTTATTTGAAGGAACAAAAAGAGTCGGATAAAACTTCTCACGGGTTGCAAAATGTTTTCCATTTTCATAACCACGTACCAAGAAGTGATCTCCGACCATTTGTACGTTTGTATAAAACCGCATCAGTTAATTTTTTCCAAGTATTTTTCAAGTAGTTCCGAATTAGGATCGGCAATAGTAATAATTTTATCAGAACTGATCATAAATTCAACTTGATCAGTATTATCCATCATCCAAGGACAAAGATTGTGCCCTTCCCAGATTTCGTGCGGTTTAATGAGTTTACAATCTGGTTGACCAATATCAGCACCAACCTCAACAATTTCACTAATCAGTCTTTCACTGTTCGTCAGTAGAATCAGTTTGATCGTCTTGTCCATTAATCATCTCCTCATAAAGTTTTTCAATTTCTTTGGCAGGACTTACAACAGTCACAAGCCAATCATATCTCACAGGAATTTCCTTATCCATAGTAAGTGGAATCCAAGGAGAAAATGATACATTCATTTGACCCTCATCTTCATCCGTTGTGGGTTCTTCCGTCAAAAATCCATATCTGGGAGCAAGATTTACTGCATAAGGATTTTTAAATAGATATCCACAAATCTTTTCTTCCTGAACTAGTTCTTTAATATCAGCAATAACTGATTCTCCAGATTTTAATAATGCAATCTTAATCGACATTTTTAATTTACCTCTCAAGTCATTATAACACAAAAAAATCGGGGTGTCTATGGATTTTGCCATAGAACCCCGTGCGGCGACGATACCTAATATTTAGTTTTCAGGAAGTGTTATGATAGTGTTGGTGCGAGAACTGCCCAACTAAAAAGAGATGATACGGTTCCTAACAGAAGAGTGGCGGCTGTGAAGTTCATAAGTCGTCCTCCAAGTTACATTATTATATAGAAAACTGTATCACTATGATACAAAACTCTGTATCAACCACAACAAAAATATAAAGAAAATGTTAGGATTTACAAATAATCTTTTCTTTGGTGGTGCTCTGGGACGATTTTTCCTAAAACAATACTCAGTAACCCATCCTCAAATACAACTGATCTAACTTCCGTTTCATCTGAGAGGGTCCAAGATCTGGTGAAAGATCTCTGAGCCACTCCTCGATGGACGTATTCTGTTCCGGTTTCTTTATCCTCTTTTTGTCCTTCGACAAAGAGTTTACCGTCTTGAGTGTAGACATTGACTTCTGCTTTTTTAAATCCTGCTAGTGCAAGTTCTAGTCTCGATTCTACGTTGCTGACCGTGACTAGATTGTATGGGGGATAGTTTGTCGTTGTTTCGTGGAGTCTAAACAGACGATCAAAGTATTCATCCATACCGATGCTATTTCTATTTATACGGTCTAGCAACTGATCTAAGTTGGCAGCGTTATACTTCATTAAGTTAGTCATTTGTAGCTCTCCTAAAAAGCGAGATTGCGTTGTGTGGACCCCGAAGGCATCCATAAGTATATATTAGCATAAGACATAAAAAAGAGGGTAGTGAAACCCTCACTTTTTTATTCGGTTTTTAGAAAAATGAATTAAGTTTTTTATCCTTCCAAGAAAAACAATCCCATCCATTTCTTCTATTTGATTTACTATCCCCATTGGGAGCAATATCTGTAGCAGCAGCAGACAGAGATTTTGGTGACCCATCATGATCGATTAAATTTTCTTCAGAATTTACAACTTTACAAGAAACTCCATTATATTTGAGAATTTCTCCCTCACAACATCCAATGGATTTGAGTGTTTTTGTAAAATTGGATCGTTTAAATTCAAACTCCTCTTCTTCACCATCTTCTACATATTCTTCCACCTCAGAAAAATCCAAAAGAAGATCAAACAAATCGTCAATCTTACTTAAAGGAATATCAAAAAATTCTCTTTTAGGATTAACTCGATATTGATTTAGTAATTTATGAATATGTTTTTCCATATTATCCATATTAGGAACCACTAATACCCTATAGACTTTAAATGGTTCAGGTAGACCTGTAGTAAAAAGTTCTTTTAATCTACGAAGAATATTATCAGTTTTTCCAATTTTAACCCGAGTATACCCTTCGGTCTTTGCATTAAATGAAGTATTGGTGAAACAATAGATATACTGATTTTTAGAAAAGGTCACTTTTTTGTGTTTACTCCTTTTAATGTACCTCCATATTATAGAGCATAAAAAAGAGGTGTCAAGCACCTCCCAAGACTTATTCGGTTTCCTCTGTCCTTTTCTTCTTAGATCCAATATTATACTTGGTCTCAAGAATCCAATCTTGCTTGTCCTTATATGCAAGAACTTTGATTTGATTAAGTGGTGCAATATCAGTAATCTTTTCAACATTCACAATACTAATCAGACCCCAATCAGCAAGCAGTT